CCTGAAAAAGGTGTAGATACTCGACCACGAGCATTGTATGCACCCCACAAAGAACAGGCAGAAGATCCAAGTATACTTGAATTTATTCAACAAAGATCTAAATTAACAAAATGAACTTTTTTTTAAAATTCTTAGAACGTAATGGCCGCAAACGTGTAGTAATGGATCGTGTTGACAGCGAACCATATCTAGAAAGATATTATGTTTTTTTAAAGGACCGTACATGGTTTCCTTTTAATGTGTTTATTCATAAGTTTCTTAAAAGCGACCCAGACGATGTGCATGATCATCCATGGCCCTATGCCACACTTATTTTAAAAGGCGGATATTGGGAATGGATTCCGCAATTTAATAGCAAAGGGGAAAAATGTGGTGAAATTGCCAATTGGCGCAAGCCTGGTCATTTTCGAACTTGTAGTGCTATCAGTTACCATCGTATTGAATTGGATCCATCAGTAGAATGTTGGACAATGTTTATGCCAGGACCACAAAAACGTGAATGGGGATTCCTTGTTAACAACAAATGGATCCATAATGAAAAATATCTGAAGGATAAAAGTGGAAAAAATATTTAATGGTCCAGATCACATTGAATGGGCAGATGTTCCTTGGACTGATGTGTATCGAGAAGATTTTCATGTAATAGTATACAAAGACAAATACCCCGTCACTGATGGTCATTTGTTATTTGTACCGGTATACAATACAATAGGAGTGTTAAAAGATGCTTTTGAAGATGCAATTTGTGAAGGTAAGAGAATGGTGGAAGCGGGAGAATGTGAAGGTTTCAATATTGGAATTAATCAGGGCGAAGTTGCTGGTCAAACTATTAACTGGCCCCATATACATCTTATCCCACGTAGAAAGGACGATGTCGAAGATCCGACAGGCGGCGTTAGAAACACAATCCCAGGCAAGGGAAACTATCGCGAGTCGGACAGTACAGGAAGTTAACAGTGGTTGCAGTATCTATTATGCATCAATGAACAAGGCTTTCCCTAGTCAATTTACTGTCAATACTAGTACTGGTAGTAGTATATTAACTATTACACAAGATGGCGATGTTATTTGGAATGGTAAACCTAGTGATGCTGCAAAGATATTGGTAAACAGTTTTCAAATGGCTGTGGAAAGTAAGAAAGGTGTTACCAAAGCTGCAAAACGTAGATACTATATGTTAGCTTGTCAAAATTTATTAAAGGCCGCTGAGCAAATGGAACATGAAGAATTTATTGCTTTTTTACACAAACAAGTATATAATAGAGAACATACAGTCATTATGGACGCATTGAAAGGAACTAATAATGAAAACTAAAGAATTTACAGTCAAAGAAAACGACGGATTTAAACTACGGGTTAAATCTTGGAAATGCATATATCCCTCAGATTTAAATGCAATTGAATTCATTCAAGAGTCTAAAAATAAAAAGGGTGAGATTGACCTTAGTTCAACTTATCAATTTTTTATGACAGATGAAGAATTAAAAACACTTGCTCAAGGAATTGTAAATGAGTAAAATTAAAATTGCGGAACTGTTTTACAGTATCCAAGGAGAAGGACGTTACATGGGCGTTCCGTTCTAATTCTGATTGACATTATGATTAATTGGCCGGCTGAAATATTACAAAACAAATATACTCGTTGGTATGAGCAAATAATTAAAAAAGCAAAAGAACAAAATCTTTCTGTTTCAAAGCGTCACGCTAAAAATTATGAAGGCTATACTGAAGTTCATCATATTATTCCAAAATCATTTGGTGGATCCAACAGCAACGAAAATTTAGTTAGATTTTCAGCTCGAGAACATTTTATATGTCATTGGCTGTTAACTAAAATGACTACAGGCATACATAGAAACAAAATGCTAACCGCTTTTGTATTAATGACTGGAGATGGAAGTAAATCAGCAAGGTATGATTTCAAAATTACAAGTAGCAGAGTATTTGAACAAATAAGAACAGATTATTCTAAATATGTAAGTGAAAAACTCACTGGTAGAGAAATATCATTAGAAACTAGAGCTAAGATTTCTGCGGCAAATACTGGTAAGACTCATACTGAAGAATGGAAACAACGTATGAGTATCCTTAACAAAGGAAAACCCGGACCTGTTCATTCAGATGAAGCACGGGCTAAAATTTCTGCGGCAAATAAAGGTAAAAAATTATCCGCTGATCATTTAGTTAAAATTTCTGGAAAAAATAATCACGGCTATGGTAAGATTGGAACAATGTTGGGCAAAACTCATAATACAGACTCAAAAATTAAAATGAGTAAGCAACGCAAGGGAAAACAGTTAGGCGATGCTAACCCTGCCAAACGCCCTGAAGTAAAAGAAAAAATAAGCCAGGCACAGCGAGAAAGATTATCAAGACAAAAAATGTTAGGAACAGGGCATTATGATCCAGCATTGATGGCAAAACGAAAAGAATTAAGTCAAGGATCAAATAATGGAAATGCTAAAACTTTTAGATTTACAGATCCTAATGGCAACGTTACTGAGGTAACTGGAGGTTGTAAAAAATTCTGCGAAGAAAATAAGTTAAATTATTCCGGAATTAGGAGAAAAATGGAAAATAATAGTTGTCAACTCAACGGATGGACTATTCAGTTAGTTAGCAATCCGACTGAAGATAAATAATGTTGGGTGAACGGACTGATCCTCCTTCTGTGCCAGTAACGCAGATAGCCCACTATTACTTTACTGGAGTATCTTATATGTCTAATAACATAAAATATTGCCTTCTTAAAAATTCTGTTCTTCCTAAAGAACATATTATAGAACGCTATCTAAAATTTATCAACTATTGTAAAAATATTGAGTTTGATTGTTATACTGAAACTCATCATATTATTCCCCGCTCTTTTAACGGAACGAACGATAAAACCAATCTTATTAAATTAGGTGCAAGACATCATTATATTGCCCATTTATTATTAGCAAGAGCAACTAATAGTCCTAAAATGATTAAAGCATTACATAAAATGGTTTATTCAACAAACGGCGATGTTCAGCGTGATTACAAAATTACCAGCAAAGTATATGCGTATGTTAGAGAAGAACATTCTAAAATAGTTAGTGCTTACAGCAAGGACACAGTGGTAGCAAGACAGATATACACTGAAGAAGTTAAACGAATTCCTAAAAAATTTTTCGATACATACAACGGTATTTTATATGAAGCATTGGCTAAAAATAGAAAAGATTCAAAAGAAACTAAACTTAAAAAACAAGCCGCAAGTAAAAAACCAAGAAAAGTAAAACAAGGATTACGAAGTAGAAGTTTGGCTGCGTCCAAATATTCATATAAAACTCCGTTAGGATTTTGTCAAAATAGTAGTGATCTATTAACACTATATCCATCATTTACTAAAAATACGTTGACAATGTTAGACAACGATGTTATTATTAGTAGTAAATTTGCATCTATACATAAAGAGTTTTTCCAACACATTGGAAAAACATTTAAAGAGTGCGGTATCATTAAATTAAAAAGGCTTTAAATGTCAAAATTACATTACACAGAATTATTTTATAGCATACAAGGAGAGGGAAGATATATGGGAGTTCCAAGTGTGTTCCTCCGTATGTTTGGCTGTAACTTCCGTTGTAAAAATTTCGGGCGCTACGAGAAGGATATTCTCGGAATTGAAGAAACACATAATCCAGAAGTAGTCGAGTTTATTAAAAATATAGATCAATATAAAACATTTAAAGACTTGCCATTAGCTAAAACCGGATGCGATAGTTATAGTTCTATCTATCCAGAATTTAAACAATTCGTTATTAAAGAATCCAGTGATGCTATTGTAGATCAAATTATGGAAATTATTCCACACGGTGAATGGCGGGATGAGCATCTTGTTATCACAGGTGGCGAACCGTTGCTGGGTTGGCAAAAGCAATATCCAGATTTACTGTCACATCCTAAGATGGCTGGCTTAAAAGAAATTACGTTTGAGACAAATGGAACAATGCGATTAACTTCTGCATTTAAGGAATACTTAACAGATTGGGCATTTGGTGGCGACGAGCGAGAAATTACATTTAGTGTAAGTGCTAAACTTCCTTGCAGTGGTGAACCATGGGATGATGCAATTAAGCCAGAACGTGTTTGTGAATACGAAGAAGTTGGCACAGCATATTTGAAATTTGTTATTGCTACAGAACAAGACTTTGCCGACGCTGAATGTGCTATTGCGGCATATCGTGCAGCCGGATTTGAAGGGCATGTGTACTTAATGCCTGTAGGAGGTGTTGAAAGTGTATATGCTTTGAATAATAAAAATGTAGCATTGTTGGCAATGAAGCATGGATTGAGATATAGTGATCGACTCCAGGTACCTTTGTTTAAAAACGAGTGGGGTACTTAATGACATTCTTTTGGGGTTTTTTACTTGGATATATAGTAGGTGTATTATACATGTGCTATCGTTCCAACGAAGATGCTAGAGTAGATAGAGAATAATGCCAATGGATACTAGAGAAGATATGAATCTTGTTGTACACGGCGATTACTACATAGAGAAGTTGGAATTTATTATTTGGAATTTAAAAGGAAAGAAATGATCAAATTTTTTAAAAAAATGTTAGGCATTGACAAGATTGAAGAAGATGCAAAGAATGCTAGAGAGACCGCAGATTTCTTTTCGCAAAAATATAAGGAAACTGAGGCCAAACTCAATGAAATTTTAAAAACTCCAAAAGAAATTGCCACTGAAGCCAAAGAACCCTGGGTAGCAGTTCTTGACACGCACGTTAATAAAGATAATATACGTAATGGGTTCTTTGAACTTGACTGGAATGAATATTTTGTGTTACAATTACGTACGGAGGGCTATCCTGGCGAAACTGATGAAGAAGTAGTTGATAAATGGTTCAGTGAACTATGCCGTAATGTGGGAAATGATGAAGGTGTTGATATGAGCCGAAGAGGTAGCGGTTATGTTAATAGATCATTACGAGATGATGGCATGACTGAAATTGGTTAAATTAACGTAAAAGAAATTCAATGGCAAAAACATATATTCTTGTAGATACAGCAAACACGTTTTTTCGTGCCCGACACGTTATTCGTGGAGATCTTAATGATAAAATTGGTATGAGTATTCATACAGTCTTAGGTAGTGTACGTAAAGCATGGAGGGACTTTAATGGAGACCATGTGGTTTTCTGCTTGGAAGGTCGAAGCTGGCGAAAGGACTATTACGCTCCTTATAAACGGCAACGTGCCGAGGGCCGTGCGGCACAAAGTCCCAAAGAACAAGAAGAAGATCGAGTGTTTTGGGAAACGTTTGATCAGTTTAAAGACTTTATTCGAGATAAAACAAATTCTACAGTATTACAAAATCCACAACTTGAAGCTGATGATTTGATCGCTGGGTTTGTTCAAGCACATCCTAACGATAATCATGTTATTATTTCGACAGATGGAGACTTTGCACAACTTATTGCACCCAATGTCAAACAATATAACGGTGTAATGGAAATAACTACTACACACGAAGGCTATTTTGATGCCAAGGGTAAGCGAGTTGTTGATAAAAAAACACAACAAGCAAAGGATGCACCAGATCCGCAATGGTTGCTATTTGAAAAGTGTATGCGTGGCGATACTTCCGACAATGTCTTTAGTGCTTATCCAGGTGTACGTGAGAAAGGCACAAAGAATAAAGTTGGTCTTCGTGATGCGTTTGCTGATAGGACTAATAAAGGATATTCGTGGAACAATATGATGTTGCAACGTTGGTCTGATCATGAAAATGTCGAACACCGTGTATTGGATGATTACAATCGAAATGTAGTACTATGTGATCTATCTGCACAACCAGATGACATTAAAGTAATAATTAAAGAAACTATTAACACCGCTGTTACTGCAAATAAAAGTATTTCACAAGTTGGCATTAGATTACTTAAATTTTGTGCGGCATTTGATTTACAAAAAGTTGGAGAACAGGTTCAAAGCTATAGTGAACCACTTAATGCGAGGTACGAACAATGAACGCAAATGCAACAGTATTAATTCCTGAAAAAGAATGGTTAATTAAAGAAGGTTCTGAAAAGATTGGCAGTATTGCCAAGAACAAGAAAGGCTATGTAGTCTTATGTAATGGCAAAACTGTTACTTTTAAAGATCTTGCAGAAATTAAATCAAAAATTGGCATTGCATTCTTTGAAGAAAGTATTAAAAAAACTAAAAAAGAACCAGTTGATTCAGATGGATATAGCATCTACGATTTTCCCTGTAAATCTAAACCTTTTGAACCCTTATATAATGTTCAAAAGAAGTTACCGTTATATACAAAACGGGCAAAAAGTAAAAGCCAGCATTGTGCAGGGCATTATATTATCAAGTTCCGTAAGGGTTGGGTAAAGAGCTTTTGCCCTAAATTAATTACATTAGAACGTTATCCATTCCAAGGCCCATGGAAAACTGAAGAAGAATCACGAGTATATTTGCGAAAGGCCAATCAAAATGAAGCAACTTAATACATTGCCCATTGAAGATTTCTTAGAAAAGACTCGTATTGCTATTAAAACTAATCAAAAAACTGTAGTTTTAACAATTAAAGAAGCAGCTGATTTGCAAAATAGCCTTGCTGTGGTAATGACCAGAATTGCTGGTGAACTAGACGAACTTGCTACAACTACGCAAGACCCAATTACGATCAATATGGACGGTGGCAAATTTTAGCAAAACCAGCTAAATATATACGCACATATGGAGCGTAAGATGTCAAGGCCTAAACCAAAAGTATTATTAGAAATTACAAATAAGAAAACGTACAAAACGGAACAAGTTTTAGATGCCGAAGCCATTTGGGCCGTATTTTATCAAGATGCACCAATTAATTTAAAAACTAGCAGTATAGTGGCTCAAGAACTTGGACCAAAATATAAAAAAGTATCATTTAGTAACGCCGGTCATGCCTATAATCTTGCTGAAAAACTTAACAAGTTGTTTAATACGCAGGACTTTTCTGTATACAAATTGGTTACTGGTGAAAAACTAACCAATGAATCAAAAGATTGAAATTACCAAATATGTGATGACCCACCAAGGTGTGGAAATTACTGGTAAAACTATTAAACAATACATTCGAACGTTATGGCGGAACATTCGAATTAAAGAAACTGGCGGACTACAGCTAACTGAACAAGGTTTTAACTCCCTATTGGACAGCGATATCAAGGCGCATAGAGTAGCATTTCAAGAAACCATTGACTACACCAACCAAGTGATCATATGGTTAGATCATTTTATTGATTGTCCTTGGTACATTACCAAAAAAGAAATATATGTGTTCAACGAAAAAACAGCCGTACAATTGGTGTTATTTTCGGGCAACATTACTAGATTTAGTGCCGCAAAGGCGCAAAAACCCAGGCCCAGTGCTTGACATATCTGCAAAAATACTGTATAATTAATACATACTGAAGCAAAGGAACTTTAGTATTCATTAACTCACTTTTAGAAAGTAAATATGGCAGAACAAATTAGTACCAATCGCACCGTTACTCCTAACGATGCCAAACGTAGCATTCGTAAATGCATTAAGATTCAGCGTCCCATTTTTATGTGGGGGCCTCCAGGTATTGGTAAATCCGATATTGTTAAACAAATTGGTGATGAACAAGGTCGAGAAGTTGTTGACGTTCGATTGTCACTGTGGGAACCCACTGACATTAAGGGTATTCCATATTACAACTCCACTGAAAACACAATGACTTGGGCACCTCCTGCAGAATTGCCTACTGATCCAGAGTCTACTGCTATCCTATTCTTAGATGAGTTGAACAGTGCGGCACCTGCTACACAGGCAGCGGCTTTCCAATTGGTTCTTAATCGTCGTGTCGGTACTTACATTCTGCCAAAAGGTGTGAGCATTGTTGCTGCCGGCAACCGTGAAACTGATAAGGGTGTTACTTATCGCATGCCTGCTCCGTTGGCTAACCGTTTTGTTCATATTGAATTAAAATCTAACTTTGATGACTGGCAAGAATGGGCTGTTAACAACAAGACGCATGAACAAGTTGTTGGTTATGTTGGTTTTGCCAAACAAGATTTATACGACTTTGATCCAAAAAGTTCAAGCCGTGCTTTTGCTACTCCACGTAGCTGGAGTTTCGTCAGTGACTTGCTAAAGGATGACGACTTGTCTGAAGGCACGCTGACTGACTTGGTAGCTGGGGCAATTGGTGAAGGCCTTGCTGTTAAGTTCATGGCACATCGCCGTGTCGCTAAACAAATGCCTAAGCCAGAAGATATCTTGAGCGGTAAGATTGTCAAGTGTGATATCAAAGAAATCTCAGCAATGTATTCATTGACAGTGTCAATGTGCTACGAATTGCAAACTGCCAACCAAAAGAAAGTTAAAGGTTGGGATGCAATGGCGGACAATTTCTTTGGATTTATGATGGACAATTTCCCAACTGAATTGGTTGTGATGGGTGCAAAGGTGGCATTGACCTCGTATCAATTGCCA